ACAATGCCATAAGAGCCACCAAGCGTTTGCATAAGTTCGTTCTGCTGCTCAACCGGCAGTTTATCAAGCGCTGCATCAAGCTCTTTAATTACCGTATTGAAATTGCGACTGTTTCCCTGTGCGTCATATAGAGAAACGCCTAGCTTTTCAAATGCCCCTTTGACATCTTCTGTTGGGCGCGTAAGGTTGAGCAGCATGGATTTGAGTTGTGTGCCGCTCTCCGCTCCTTTTATTCCGTTGTTTGCAAATACGCCAAGGATCGCACTTGTGTCTTCAACCGAAAGCCCAAACATAGCGGCAATGGGGCCGACATTTGAAAGCGCCTGCCCTAAGTCCCCGACATCTGCTTGAGAAGCGTTTGCCGCACGTGCCAGCGCGTCCGACACTCTACCCGCATCAGTCGCCTTCAGTTTGAAAATCGCCAAAGCTGACGAGACAATACCGGATGCACTAGCGAGGCTTAGGTTTCCGGCAGCCGCCAGATTCAATACTTGCGGTAATGATTGCATAGCCTCATCAAGACTCTGCCCTGCCTTCAATAATCCAAGCAAGGCTTCTGCCGCATCCGAGCTGGAGAACTTGGTGTCCGCGCCCATCTTCAGTGCAAATTGCCTAACTGTTTCTAATTGGTTCGGCGCGACATTCCCAAAAACCTCAATTTGTTTGAGTAGCGTGTCAAAGTCTGCCGCAGCCTTTAACCCAACACCCCCCACGGCCAGCAGCGGAGCGCTAAACGTGCTGATCGCCCCGCCCAGCTTGCCCATCTGGTCACCTAGCGACGAGATACTGTTGCCGATGCCGCTGAACCCGCCCTCGATGGCCTGCCGTGCCTGCTGCATCGCAGCCGAAACGCCCGATACGTCAATGACGACCGAGCCATAAGCGTTACCTAGATTAAACCCGCCAGCATCACTAGCCATCGCGACCGCCTAAAAACAAAAACGGCGGATGAATGCCCTGTTTAGGACATGCATCCGCCGCGCGGAAATCTCAAGTTATTAGAATTATTTTAGCACAGATGTTCGTATATAACAATCAACCGGCAGCAAAAAGGGGCAGGTTAACCCGTGCCCCCGTTGCCGAACATCAACCCGCTTACATTTTGCACAGGGGCTACTGGCAACCCTAGCAATTCTTCAAGCGAATATTTTTGTTTCCCGCCCTTATCCGTTTCACTGAGCTTATTCTCAATGTGACGGCCTAATGTCCCTACAGCGTGATTGAACTGCCAGCGCACCCACGAATGTTTAATCCCGAATTCGTCAGCCGGATTCAGGTTATACTGCTTGCAAGTCAGGTGCAGTAACCAAACTTGTTGTCGGTTCTTGAGGAAACGTACCGGCTGGCCGCACCTCGCGCGGCATGGCCCAGTTGAAGATGATCATCTTGTCCGCTTGCTTCACGCGGCTGATTGCCACTTCTGTTTCCGGATCAATCACTTCTTTGACCAGCTTGGGCGACACACTGGCCGCCCGTACAATCAAATCAATGAAGTTGCCAAGCTCCGGCAGTTCTTTACGGGCTTTCTCAGCATCCCCGCCGCCGATGCGCCACTGATAATCCCGCGCACTCTCCAGCGTCGCCACACTGTTTCCACCAAAGCGGATTTCACCCGGTGTAAAGCGTGTTCCCGCGACCATCGATACCCGCGCGGTAAACGATTCCTCTGTGCCGGTTACGTCTACCACTTTGCCGCGAATCAGCCCTTGTGTGATCGGCTCCCCGCGTCCCGGCAGCCGTAGCCCGCTGTGGCACGTGAGTTCTTGATCCGGCGACTGACCGCTGAGTTGGGCGCTGATTTGTTCCAGCAGCCCATTCGGGATCGCGTCGTTGTCCGCGCTCATCACCAGTGACATCATATCAACGGTACGCACCTCAATGGTGTTTCCGTTAGACAGCGGCAGCTTCTCAGTAGGATCGTCAATCCAATGAATAGCCATAGACTAAAACATCCCGCTGAAGATGCCCTGAATATAAGCGCTGCTCAGGGTCAGGCTGGTTGCGGTTTCGTACTTGATCAACCGCGCCACGCGCCGGCTCAAGGTCGATGGAGCCACCGCCAAAAAGTCCGCTGAACCCACTCTGAACTTGTTCTGGTCAACATCGAAGCCCGGCTTCTTGGTCAACATCGCCTTGGGGAAGCCCACCAGCAAGTTGCCGCCCAATGTGCTGGCGTAGGTGACGATCATGCCGAAGTACGGGTTACCCGCGCCGCCCACTGTCACGTCCATGTACTGGTAGCGGTTGGGGGTTACGCCGTAGGTTGCAATCGGGCTGTCACCTTGGATGATGCCCATCGCCGCGAAGTTCAACGCGCCGTTGTCCATCGTGCCAGTCGCTTTTGTAGCAACCGAGAGGATTTCGACGATCAACCCGCCGGATTTGATTTCGTCTTCGTCGGCTTCAAAGTCGAAGCTGACCTTTTCGAAGTAATCAACATCTACGGGTGTTCCGTAGGTGTTATCATTTGCCAACGACGCCACGATCACGCGCGTGGGGTTATAAATGACTTCTGAAAACTGTGGCATTTTCTGCCCTCCCTACTAAATAGGTGCCGTAATAATCGAAAAACGCACGAACCGGCTGGAGGCCATGCCCAATTCTTCCGCCGGAATATCTGCGCTCATGAAATCCTTGTTGACGTGTGCCAAAGCCCGGTTGTCCGCTGTCAAATACGTATCGTCCAGCAGCACTTTCATTCGGATAATCGCGCTTTCGATCACGTCATAATCCACGTCTTGGTACACATACACCTCGACGGTTTCCGCCTCGCCGCCGACCTTGATGCCGGGACCGATGCTGATGCTGCCCTTCCACCGGATCACCGCATGTGGCTTGAGCTGCACCCCGTCGCTTTCACGCGGAGCTTGCATCGCGCCTTGGCCGGTATAGTCAAGCTCGCTGCTATCGAAAATCCCGCCGGTCAAGAGGCCGGCCAGCGTGGCATCAGCTTCTAGCGTTGTGCGAAACACGTTGCGTAACGTCGCCATTCAGTACCTAGAAACAAAGACGGCGGATGAATGCCCCATGAAAAGGACATGCATCCGCCGCGCGGAAATCTCAAGTTATAAAAATTAGTCTAGCACAAAAGTTCGGTTAAGACAAGTAGTGTAAGAGCGTAGCCTCCATCTCTTTGTGTTTATATCTATTCATCGACAGATAAACTTATCCCTACCAATAAATCAAGTTTCAATGTAGAATATAAGTTCTTATTCAACGGGTAAAACTGGTGCGAGAATATCATGGTTGACCTAATATGTGGATATTGCAGCAAGGTGTATTCTGTGCCGCCATCCCGCGCAAACGAATCTCACTTTTGTAGCAATAAATGCCACAATGACTCTAGAAGATACCCGGCGAAGTTTTGTGAAGTATGTGGCAAACAAACCCCATACAAAAACGGGAAATATTGCAGCAATGAATGCAAAGGCATAGGGGTGCGAGGTCAAGAACGGCCAAGCATGAAAGGCTTTGTACCTTGGAGTAACGGGTTGACTGCTGAAACAGACCCTCGAATAGCCGCAATTGCCACTAAGCGTCAGAAAAATGTTGTTGATCGCAATACCCTTGAACAACTCTACGTAACTGAAAATATGGGCGCCAAGGCTATTGGTCGTCAATATAATGTCAGCTTTAGTGTTATTAAACGATTGATAGTCGAATTCGATCTTAAACATATTCCTCAAAAAATAGAATCTCTTACTCCAGAAAAAGTTGTTGAGTTGTACGCTCAGGGATTCCGTTATCCCGAAATAGCTGAACAATATGAATGTTCTACTGCATATGTGTGTGCAATTGGGCGAAGCATGGGGATAAAAGCTAAGATTATCCAAAACAAGGCCGGCGTAGAGCCAACAAAAGAGTTGCTTGAAAAGCTTTATTGGGACGAATGGCTTGCTTATCATGAAATCGGTGAACGCTTGGGAGTGGATTTTACTACGATCCCCTACTGGCTTAAAAAATTCGACATTCCTCGCCGGACTCTTTGGGAGACTCGGCGCGGACGCGACTGGGTAGAACCAGACCCACAAGTTGTAGCCCATCTTTACGAAGCCGAAAATATGGGCACCGATGCTATAGGGAAACTGTTCAAGGTATCCGGCACTCACGTAAGCAAGATGCTCAATAAAATGCAAATTCCATTGCGTAAATCGGGCTATCCTAACGTAAGTCATTACACAGCAAAAGACGGGCACCGAGTAAAGAGCAGCTTGGGATTACAGGTTGATGATTGGCTTTTCACGCACAACATTCCCCATCAATATGAAGGGCAAATAGGCGACACCAATCTTCGGACTGATTTCATTGTGGGAGATACTTACATTGAGATTTGGGGGATAATTGGACATGAGGCTTATGAAAATAAACGAGAGCGTAAGCTAAAGGCTTATCAGCGTCACCAGCTTGAATTGCTTTCCGTTTACCCTCATGATTTCCCTGCTTTGCGGGTTCTTGAGCCGTTAACTAAATATGCTCTTTAGCATTGCTGTGATTTTTGGCAAATGGGCTTGGATAGCGGGCCACACAGCACTCCATCGTCCCGCCGCCCGGGTCTCTAAAAAAATGCCATAATAAACTGAATGGCTCAAATAGAGTACAACAATGTCTTTGCTGAGTTCCTCAACCCACGTATGAAGGCCGGTTCTCGCGTTTGACGTTCTATCCGTCCACGGCGCATTTTTACGAGCATACGTCTCCAGCACCGGCGCGAAGTAGGCCGCCACCTGATTCACCGCCTCGATGACCTTGTTGCCGTAAATCGTGCAGTTCTGCCCCATCTGCACCGTACCGCGCCATTGGATCGATGACCGCGCCATCAGCTCATCACCTCGCACTTGGCCTGCACTTCGCCAATCGTCTTGGTGATCGTCACCACCCGGTACAGCGCCCCGTCATACTTGAACTGATCGTCGCGCCGGATGTCCGTGTCCGTCTCCAGATCGTGCCCGACGATGCCGAACACTGTCACCGCTTGCTTGCTGCTGGTTCCGGCCTCGCCTGCCGTCTCATAGTTGGCCGGATAATCAAACTCGATCCGCACCGTCTGCGCATCCACTGCCGACTTGACCTTGCCGCTGCTCCGAATGATGGTGATCTCGCTCGGCTTCTCGCAAATCCGCCGCCATGCCGCGTCCGCACGGTCTGCCGCTTCCGAGCTGTCACCAATCCCCGCCCACGCGTTGATGTCGACCATCACATGCTGTCCTCATCCGTCACGATGTACGGATAATTCAGCGCCTGATTCGGGTTCTGGTACGGATCAATATGCGGATCAGTGAACGGACGCGCCACACGTCGCGGAGGCACAACCTTGGTGCCGACAATCCGCGTCGTCGTCTTGGACGTGTTCTCACCGGCCTCAGCCGCGCTCAGCTTACCGCGCCAGTAAGGCAGCACTTTGGTGGCGATATGATCGAAGATCTGCGAGCGCTTTTCCTGCGTGTCGTTCTGGGTGTAATCCGTAAAACGCGCCGCATTGTTCATCAGTTCTTCAAAGCAAATGAAGATCGCGCGGTTCATGCTCTCTTGCGCCTCAACCCAGATTTCATCCAAGTCCGGCGTGCTGAAGCCTGCCCCGTTGTTGCCGATCTTCCGCCGCAGCGTGATCTCTTCCTGTGCTGTGATCGTCGTCATGCGTGTGCCTCGATCAACTTCAAGAGCGCCTTCGCGCTGTGATCCCACGTCTGGTTCTGCCGCAGCCACTGAGCCGCTTTCAAGCCCTTGTCGCGGGCTTCCGCTTGATGCTCATAGCACCAGCGCATCTGCTCGGCCACTTCCGCTTGGTCAGCCTGTGCCCATTGCCCGTGGCTGTAATCCAGCATCGACTCAACCATCGTGTATTTCTTGAGCGGGATCGCCGCCTGCTCTGCCCCGACCGCGTTGCCGCTGTACGGAGTCACCAGTGCCGGCAGTCCCATCATGGCCGCCTCGCGCCACCACATCCCCCAACCGTCCCCACGTGCCGGATACACGACGCAGTCCGCCTCGTTAAACACTTCTGTCATCGAGCTTACGGCTGTGTAATTTCGGATGATCCGCTTGTCCGGCAGATCAATCTCTTTGAACCATTCCGGCACCATCTCCGGACGCGCCTTGATGATCAGTCGCACGTCCGTCAAGTTCTCCGGGAACGCCTGATACCATGCGCCCCACACCGTCTCCCAACCCTTGCGTGAACCACGATCCGCCAAGCACACATAGGTGTATGGCCGGTTGGCTGGCACGGTTTCGCGCACCGGAAACTCATCCGGCGACGTGCCGCCATAAACCACATCAATCGGGATCGTCACGCCCCCCGCTTTGAACACTTCCGCATTGTGCTCGCATGGCACGATGCAGCGCTCAAACCAGTTTATTTTTGTCGCCCATTCTTCCGGCAGCCGAGAATCTTCGTGCATCGTGTAGATCCACGAGTTCTTGGGCGGCTTCTCCTTGATCGCGATGGGAGCCATCAAGAAGATTGACCGGTTGGCAAAATCCACGCCGGTCAACTTGAATACATCGTCCGGCATGTCGTACATCGACATCGCCAGCAGGGGTGAAACATCCACCCCCAACCTGCCTAACGCCCGGATCATGTGGATACCGAAACGACCGTAGCCGTCTTCCTTAATGAACCGGTGCGAAACCCAGTTGATCCGCATACGCTAGTATGTGGTGTCGAAGGGTTGTGGTGAAACGAACAGGGTGTTGGCATCCAGAGGATAGCCAATTGGTGAGGCGAAGGTCAGCGCGCCACTGGGCTTGGTCTGGGTGAAGCCACCGGCTGTGGTGCCTGCCCATACCGAGAGTGACGGATCCATGCCGCTGAAGCCGCTGACCGGGCCAAAGCACACCATCGACACTTCGCTGCCACTGGCATACGATGCACCGGTGTTGCCGTTGCCCTGATTGTCGGCGATCAGAATGCCGGTTGCGCGGTACTTGCCCGCTGCGTCGGCGTCTGCCTTCAAATACACGCCGGATGCGTTGGGATACACAGCCTGCCCCGCAGTTGCCGCTTCGCCCAGAACCACGGTGCGCACGATAGCGCCCGCGAGAGGTTTGACCTGCGATCCTGTTACAGTTAAAGCCATTGAAAATTCTCCTTGTTACTTACCTGTCAGCCCGTTGGCTACAGGTCAGTCCAACTATAGGTGCCGTTACCGACCATGCCAGCAACGCCATTCAGACGCTTGTTGACGCCGACACCGTGTGTGGCCTTCAGGTTGATACCCTTGAGCTGCGGCATCACCGAGCTGGTGACCTGAACATCCGGCACCATGCCGAAGGGGCTTGCAGGATGCACGCGCACCGCAATACCGTTGTTGACGTTGTTCGGGCCGAAAGGAGCGGTCATCCAGCAGTAGTTGGCGGGCATGATCTCCAAGTAACGCACTTCGACGATGCCGAAGTTGGTCTTGAAGAAGCCGAACAACTCGCCGGGGACGCCTTCCAGTTGGCCGGTGACGTAACGAACGGTGGTTCCGGAGGCCACGATTTGCATGTTGGCCGGGTTGATTTCGACGAAGCCGGTGACGGCTGCCCAGTTGGCGACATCAGAAACGCTGACGAACATCGCCAGAGTGCCGCTCAAACCATGCTCGCGCAGGTTCTGGATCATCGAGTTCAGAACGGTCAAACGTGCAGCCGCATCACTACCGGCATTCGGTACGAAGTGGGTGTGGCTGGTGGTGAAGTTGTACGCCTGATATGGCGGGGGGATGAAGGGAACGGTCACGCCGGTGCCGATGGCCCATGGCAGATCGTAGCCGCTGCCGATGCTGCGTTCAGCATTCGACATAACGCGGTTCAGGAAATCGACTTCGCAGCGATAGCGGAATGCGTCCGCGACTTCTGCGACATCCGCGTCGATTTGCGCTTCATACGCATCACGCAGATATTGCCAGTCCCACTGAAGACTATCTTCATAGTCCTGAATGGGCAGCATGTGGCCGGAAAGCAAACCCTGCACCGGATCGGTCTGGGTTGCTTCGGTCTTCTTGGAGGTCTTGCGAGCGGTACCGCCGACGCCGGCACGATAACGTGCGAAGCTGTCTTCGGTCATGTAGCTCACGCCACCCCAACGAGCCATCACGGATTCATTGACGCCGCCGATTGCAGCGGCAGCCTTCGCGACAACCTGCTCTGGAGTCAGGCCGTTGCGGTTCTGGAAGTTGAGGATACGGGTCGCATCCATGCCTCCAACGGGGAAAATCAGGTCGGCGGCCATACGTGGCCCGACAATACTTGCCATTGTTGTTACTCCCTGTTAACTATGTCCGGTTGAGCGTCAGTTGCGTGACGCGTTTACTGTCTTGCCTGCGGCTGCCAGTTGCTCATCGCTGACGCGGCTGGTTGTCGGTGTGGTGGATGCCTTGGGCGGCACAAATGCGCCCGGTCCGGCGAGGCTTGCGACCACCGCGCCGCCGATCACGCTGTATTGTTCGTCCCACAGCTTCTTGGCAGTTTCGGCGATCTTCTCGACCGCGCGTTCCTTGCCCATTTCAGCTACGACAGCCTTCTTGAGGATGTTGCGGAACGATGTGACCTGAGCCTTGCCACTGTCGGTCTTGGCGTCCCACTTGGTCAATTCCTCAACTTGAGTGTCCACCGCGCTATCGAATTCCTTCTGCTTGAGTTCCTTGATGCTTTCGTGCATCTCGGAAACGGTGATGGTGATGTTGGAATATTCCACGCCCAGCATTTCTGCCAGCGCGGTTGCCATCTTGTGCTGCTCAGCCACAGCCGCAGCCGTATCGGCATCTTTGCCGAGGGTGCTGCGAATTTCCATCACGATTTGTTTGTACTGCGCCAGCTCGGCAACCTGTGTGTCCAACTCGGCCACGCGGGTTTCCATCTCCGCCAAACGTTCGACCTTTTTGGCCAAATCGCTTTCACGGATGATCTGCTCGCGGATTGGTTCCGGCACGTCAGTGACGGTAACGATGTCGCTTGGCATTATGTCGCCCTCCATCTCTCTAGTAATCGCAAACCCATGCTTGTTTTTCAGCGCCGCACGCTTGGTGGGGGCGAGGTCGATTTGCTCCAAAGCAAACTGACGTGCTTTCCACGTTTTCTTGGCGCCCGTTTGAAATTCTTTGACCGCGTCTCCAAAGATCGAGGTTGCAATGGTGCCGCCCCGTGCCTTCTTCATGCGGATGTCTTCGCGTGTTGGACCAACCGGGATGTATCCCTTCGCCCACAACGTATTGCCCTGCATCTGGTGACCGATCCAGTGAACGTCGTCCACCGGATACGCCGTACTCAATTGATCGTCAGGGATGTGGCCTCGAATGCCGCCGGCCCCATTGCTCATCTGCTCGGCGATCGCGTTCACCAGCTCACTGTCATATTCGAGGCCGTTATCACTGACCCGCCCGATCTCCGCGATCGGCAGCGTGACATGGAACGGTGACTCGTCGCCTTGGTACAAGAGCGCGGTATCGACATGTGAGTAGGTTGGAACATCGGGGAAATCGCCTTTAAGCGACTGAAGAGACGTTTCGGAGATTAGAGTCCGTTCGGTCATGTCTGCTCTCAAATAAAAAAAGCGGATGTGTGCCCCAAAAATAGAACACGCATCCGCCTCGCGGAAATCTCAAGTTAATTTAAAGTGTAGTACAAATGTTCGTTTAATGCAAGCTACTAGTTTTAGGCGCAGCTTGCAACGTACTTTGCATACTATCGCGCACATCCGCCACGATCCGGCTCAAATCGTGCTGCGGCTTCCATCCCAATTCGTGCATCGACTTCGACGCATCCGGAAACTTATCCGCAGCTTCAGCAAAGAGCGCCCCGTGGATCGTCTTGGGGTCGATGTATGACACCGTCTCGCCACCCACCAGCGTGATCACATCCCGCGCCAGCCGGTTGATCGTCGTGCGATTGGCCGGATTGCCGAGGTTATACACCTCGCCGCTTGCGCCCTTCTCCATCGCCAGCATCAGCCCATCGACGATGTCCGCCACATGCGTGAATGCCCGTACCTGCTGCCCGTCGCCGTAAATCGTCAGCGGCTCACCGCGTAGCGCTTGCCCCACGAAACGCGGAAGCACGAACCCACCGTCGGCCTTCTGACGCGGCCCGGCCACATTGAACGGACGCACGATCACCGCCTGCAAATCGCTCACCTTGGTCGTGTTGATTAGTGCCGTTTCCATCGCCAGCTTTGCCACCGCGTATTCCAGCCGCACCGTTGTCTCTGCTTGGATGATGCGTGGCATCTCCTCCGCGCACAATCCCAACTGACCGCCGCCGTACACCTCACTGGTGGACACATCGACCAGCTTGGCACCGTGCCGCCGTGCCAGCTCTACTACCGCATACGTGCTGTCCGCGATCTGCCGGACGATCTCGCCCGCGTGTGCGATCACCCCCACCGGCCCAACCGGCGACGCCAGATGATAGATCTCGTCAGGAGTTGTTACATCTAACCCCGCCCACGTGGTGCCATCAATCGCCGGGTTCGTATCGGCAGCCATTTTGGCAAAGGCTTCTACCGACATGCAGAACCAGCTCAACTGCCCGTTCTCAAAGTATCGCGCATAGTGTTCGTCATCGACCGCGTTACTCCGCAGGTCATCCACCACCGTCACCCGATGCCCCTGCTCCAGCAGCTTGTCCACCAACCATGATCCGATGAACCCGAAGCCGCCCGTAACCAATATGTGTTTAGACACTTTCCACATCCCGCTTCATTAAGAACCGAAACATAGCTTGGAGCATAATGCCACGTAGTTCGCGTTCAGATACTTCCACAGGAATCAATCGCTGTGCCATTTCGGCGCGTGCCATTTCGAACGTCACCTTATTGCCCAGTGACATGCCGACGTAATCCATCAGCCCTTCCATGATAGATTGCCGCATGTTTTGTTCCGGTACTTCAAAAACCTGAATAGATCCCGCCGAACTTGCCAGCAGCGCATAAGGGCGGTCAATGTCAGGGAAAATAACAATGATTTCTTCTACACTATCCACGCGGCACATCCTTTCGATCATGTCTGCCATATGGACAGCTGGAAAACTCCGGATCGATATACCACGCGCCGCGCACCTTGTAATACTCAAGTGCCCACGGTTCGCTGTCATCAAACGGCACTGTGAACGTCTCGCCCTCAGTATGCGCCGCTCCCCATTTGCGCCGGTAGTACGCCAGATTCGCGTCATACCATGCGTTCGTCTGTTGCAGCAGCCCCGGCACTGTCACGCTTGTCTTGCTTCCCGCATGGATTGCCGTCGTATCCTGCACAATGTACTCATCCTGCAACGTTAATCGTCGCCGCCGGTCCCAATCGATGTCTTCCCAGTAGATCGGCCAGATGTTCTCGTCGAATGCGCCGACCGTCCGCCACCCCTGCTTGGTGATGGCCGTCAGACCAAACTCCATCGGCGTCCGCTGCCCGCTGCGCATATCCAAACCCATGCACTTCACAATCGGATACTCCGGGTGATCAATCGCCGCCTGTGCCACCCGCTGCACATCGCCCACACCCGGCAGCATGTCGTCGTTGAGGATCATCGCCACGTCCGCACCATCTGCATATGACGCGCTGATGCCCTCGTTCCAACTCCGGCTCAATCCCCGATTCACCTTGTACGGATAATAGTAGATGTTCGGGTAACGCTCGATCAGGCTGTTGCACGTCGCCTCAACATGTGGAATATCGCTGTGCAGGAACAACCGCCACTTGATGCCGGGGGCATCGCCCACGCGGTCGAACAACTTCACCAAGTCATCCGCCAGCCCGTAAGCGATCACCGTGATTTGAACATTAGCGATCATGTGTGCCCTCGTAGCGATTCAAGATCATCGCGACTTCTTCCGCTTCGGCGCGGTCAATATACTTGGCTTTCAATTCGTTATTCCAAACGGTGTCGATCAGCTTGAACCCGCTGCCGGTCTGGGCAACCACCCAACGCGGAGTTGCTTTGTTCAGATCGTACACATCATCAGCAAAGATTTCGTCAAACATATGGTGCTCGCTCTCCAATCTCATCCGGCTCCAACGGCTGCGGCCACGGAAACGCCACATGCATCGGATACGGCTCAATCTCAAATCCGTCCGGCAGCTTGTCCAACGGTTCTAATCCGTCTCGCACCCGATGAAAGTTCAACCCCTTCAACGTATAGAACTCGCGCGGCTTAATATGACTATAGTGGTACATCGGCAGATCCATGCACCGCGTCGCCTGCTGCGGCGAGAAGCTTGGCGTACTATCCAGCGCACCCACCTGCCGGATGCCCTGCCCTAGCCGCCACACCCGCTCATGGAAGTCGGGGAAGTACGGCGACTGTGGTGCGTAATGCCGCCGGTCTTTGACAAAATTCCACGTTGGAAACTGTAATGCAAAAGTCTTTGCATCATCCATCAGCACTTTCATCCGGTCGATTGCCGCCGGAAACCACAGCTCATCCGGCGCGGTCAGCAAGATCGCATCGTAGCCGCTCCACTCCGCCAAGCTGATCACCGCGTT